TTAAATAATACAGAAATCGAAACGCCGACTCTCTTAAAATATTTACGGGGAGGTACGTATCTCATAACGGTAAGCCTCGATCGCTTTGAATAAATCATCTGTCCAATTATCCCTATGTTCTTTAAATAATAACGGTTGTTCATTATCAACATCCATTATTGTTACAAGATTTACAATAGGCATACCTGTTCTTTCTTCCCACATAATTGCATATGCGGCTTCTTGCATAAAGTAATTTGTGATTTTATCTTTTGTCTTTATCCTCTTTGAAGTCTTAAAGTCAATAATAGATGGTACGCCATCAAATATACCTACACAGTCAACGCGTCCTGCAACACCTAAATGCTCAGAGTATAGTGGACATTCTTGTTCATATATCTTGTCTATTCTATGAAGGTATGGTTTTAGATTCTCCAAAGACGCTATAATGTCTGGAGTCCATTTAGTTGCATCATATTCATTATCTAAATATTGTTCAACTATTTCGTGCACTTTTGTGCCTCGAGTAGAAGCTCGACGTGAAATTAAGTTAGCTTCTGCTTCTCCTACTCTTTTTCGCCAGGCTCTGATTGCATCGCGAGAAAGTAAGCTAAGCACAGTGGTGATACTAGGATATCTGTTACCATCCGGGGCTTTATAAATACGACCGGTATCGGTTGTGTCTGCGTCGAGGTCGTCATATCCCAGATCTATCTTTTCGTGTATAAATTGTTTCATCTTTTTCATTCACCTTAATCATAATATCATCATACTCTTTTTCAGAAAATTTTATCTTTGGCGTTGTATTACCAAGAGATATATTCTTGTTCCGACCTTTCTTTTTATTTCTAGGATCGAACCGAGCATATTTAGCCATTACTATTATCCTTTTCTCATATACATTTCTTTGGCCATTATATAGTCACGAACAACTCCAGATCTTACAATATCTTCCCAACCAAATTCAACGGTTGTAAAGTCTTTGAGTTGTTCTGCAATCTGTATAAAATTTATTAATCCGTTTTTTTCATCGTCATATTTGAAATCAGACTGATGGTAATCTCCACAAAAAATAATCTTACAGTTCCTACCTATACGTGTGATAACTGAATCCAATTCATGGAAGTTCAGATTTTGCATTTCATCGACAACTACAATTGTATCATTGAATGTTATGCCACGTATGAATGAGGTTGATTCGAAGTTAAGAAGCTTTTGTTGTTCAAGCTTGAACCAAGAATCTTTATCGTTAAAAAGTTCTTGTAAGATACTTTTATATGGTGAGGTGTATGCTTCCTCCTTTTCGCTTTTAGATCCTGGTAAATAACCGATCTCTCTTGTCGGTACTATAGATCTAACAAGGGTTACATTATCATAAACAGTTTCTCGATCTAATACATCTTCTAATGCAAGATGCAAAGCAAGAAATGTTTTGCCGGTTCCTGGTGAACCTGACATAATAATATTGTCTCCATCATCCCACGCATTACACACTTCTTCTTGCGCTGGAGTCATTGGCTCTAGAGTAAACAAGTTTTCAAGTTTAACCATAGAGCTCTTAGCACTTCGTCTAGACATTAATGTTGCTACGCCGTCCGCTGTTTTTCTTAACTTCTTTTAGTACATCTTGCCAACCACTACCAGCCTTTGATATATTTGACTGACCTGCATTGGCTGCAATTTTAATTGGTTGAATAACGTGTCTCAATCGTTGATCTTTACTCAAAGTAATTTTGAGTTGCTCATAACTCATGTTTACTTCCCAAGTTTCTTGAGTCTCTTTATTTTCTAACGTATAGATCGGCATAATATTTCCCTTAAAAAAATATATATAATTATGCTACGTTGAACCATTCTGGTACATCACGTTTTGTCCATACCATTTTGAATCTATCTTGTTTTGTTTGATAGTATTCTTTGTATGAGCGAACAGTTTGACCTTCATGCATGCATTGTGGTTCGTGTGTCATTGCAAGCTTGAATTCGGTGAATGGTACATGTGGAATATTTTGTGGTGGTTTTACTAGCCAGTACTTTAACCTTTGTGTACTATGCTCTTTACCATAACGATAAGTATATTCGTTTAGTAAAGCAACAAAGTGATCATAGTGCCAACGATAGTTGTAAACTGATTCCATAGTCCATACAGTACATGGATGACCATGGTGGACTGCTTTGTAAAGTACATCTTCCATTTCTTGTTTAGGATGTACCCAGTAATTAATCATTCTTTTACCAGATTTTGACGGACGTTTTTCGACGTAACCATCCAGCATCCGATGAGCTGTAGATAACATTTGTGCTGACTCTACAATCATTTTAACAACATGTTTATCACATTGTAATTGAGCTGCTGTGACAGGATTGATATCAAGGACAAAAATATTCATAGTATACTCCTCCGCTTAATAGCGATAATTTATTATACACAGATTTCACGGAGAAGTACACAGTTAATTTCCTCCTAACCTACTTTTTTCAGTTCAGCAATGTGGTAGTCTAAAAAGTCTTTACGTTTACGCACCTTGTTAGCAATGTCAATCTTTCCCTTGTTAACCAGTTTATGCACATAATTTTCTAAGTCTCTTGAGTCCCTCTTTAATCTTTCGATTTTTGCTGATATCATACTTGCTTATCTCCTAAGTAAAAAAACCACCGAAGCCGAAGCTCAGTGGTTGAATTTAGTTTGTTAGAATGATTGCCGCATTAGCCTTCGTCTTTCAATAATCCTGGAAAGGCTTCGTCGATTACTGGTCGACTTACACCTTCCGGTTTTGTCTTACCGATCATACTTATGACCAATTTAGCATCTTCGGGGTGAATACCTTCTAAAAGCTGAATATAGCGTTTCTCTCGGTCGAAAGTTTTTAGGTTGTCTCCTGGACCACCCGTTACGAACCATCGAAATTCTTTATTCTTATTTACAAGGTTAGTTGGTACACTTTCAGCGTTGTTCGGAGTATAAGGAGGTGCTCCGTCAGGTAAGTTGAAAGTAACAGTAGTGTCAGTTGACCCACGTAAAATGTCTTTTAAAGCCCATGTTTCATTGTCTTTTAAAATTTTAATTTTGTCAGCTTTTGCTCGTTTCTTACGTACATCTTCTAACACTTCATGAACAAGTTTCATTAAATAAATTCTCCTACACATTCAATCAATAATTTACATCGTTTTTGAACAAGGTAAGGAAACACTTTAGGACGATTGCCCCATGGATCCTGCTGTTCGAAATTATTTATAATACTTTCTTTTACAGGTTCTGGACAATTTGTCAGATCGATAAGTTGCTGATTCCTCTGATAATTGCGGTATATTTCATCACCAAGAGCGCGTGGGTCATCCAGTAAGGCCGCCTTCTTCTTGGCGGATAATATACCTTGTCTTCTGCCATCTACAAAAACATTATCGTCAGATAATACGTTTGGTACACCATCTCCTGTGTCACCTTTGAGAATATGCTCAGCAAGATATGTACGAGGATTAGGTTCTACGACAAACTTCTTGAGTAGAGGAGAAAACTGTCTAACGTTATTGTGAACTTGTAATTGTTTAAAGTCACCATCAGCTGAGACTATCATAACAGGTTCGTGTTTGCCGAACTCTTGTGTCTCTAGTGCAAGCTGCGCAATCACGTCATCAGCTTCACAACCATCTTCATGCATAACTTTGTATGGAAAGTTTTCTTGTATCTCTTCACGTACTAAATTAATAATACGAAACACTTCATTCCAATCAATAGCAGACTCACTACGTTTCTTTCTACGTGATGCCTTGTATTGAGGAAATGCATCTTTACGCCAATTGTTCATACCGTCTGCAACGACAACCATCTCACCATATTCTTTGTGAAACTTCTGTCGATACATACGAATAGAATTAAGTATCATATGGCGGATCAGACCTTCGTCTGCCGCCAACTTTTGTACTGCAACATTGCCGATTGCAATGGCGTTATAATCAAGTAATATCATTACCAATCCTTATATTCTTGTTCCACATTCTCATTGTAAGAAAATCCTGCATTATATGCATCAATCTCGTCTTCACTCATTTGTGGTTCGTCGATGAGTTCTGAAGTGCCAGTAGCACCAGTATACAAATGAGGAAAACGGCCACGCCTGTAATAGCTATCAGCCATGCCACGATCGAAAGCACCTCCATGCCTTCTGTCCCGTGAATCAATGTCCACATTGTAGAGTTTTCCACCATAATAATATGTTCCTTCTATTGGAGGGTGAACTGTAATAAAACCATCGTCTTCAATCAAAGGTGCCATAATCCAACATCCTCTCTTTGCTAATGTTAGTGCGAACATTTTCTTTGTTCGCCCACGCTTCCATAACGCGTTTTGTTGAAACCATAGACCACTTTAGTTGTCCATCACTGTTTCGTTCAGTCCAAAGATTTGAATGCTTTGCATCCGCTTCGTAAGGACAATTGAATGTCTCGAGGTATAATCCACCTCGAGCATTTGATGCTTTAACACTCCACACACCCATTATGCTGCCTCCCTTTCTTTTAAGAAATCAACTAGAGTCATTTCGTACATGAATTCGAATCCCATCATAGCACACTCGTACACTTGACCGATTTCGTTATGTGACCAAGCATTGTCACTATGTACGATGAAATGATCTCCCATCATAGAAGAACGTAAACCGTATAGTTCACCGTCAATCTCACGCAAAGGTGCAAGAACTTTAACGTCGTCATTGTTATCAGGATTTTCGTAGAACTTTTTGCTCCATGAACCCATAATGTTTTGTGTCCATCTGTAAGCATATTCACATGCTGCTGACTCAGTTGTAATATGTGCAGGAATTGTAACTTCTGCAACTCTTACTGATTCTGATTCTGTATCAGCCGGGTGAGCCATATGTATAACTGTAACTTTCATTTTCATCTCCTTCATGATATAATAATATACTACACTAATTCATATCGAATGTACACAGTTATTTTGCTGTTTTGCGCATTTTTTTTATATTTTAGCAAAAGTGTGACATTTATATCACATGCCGATTAGCCCATGCTTTTTCAAAAGGTTCTTTGCAATAAACCATTCTTTCATGGTTTCCCCATAGTCTTTTAAGATAAGAATCTTTTATTTGTCTTACTACATTATCATTGTATAGTGGATTTATTAAATGTCCTTTGACTGCGTAATGTAACTCATTCGCAAACTTTCTCTCTTCGTCGTCCATCGATATCTCCTAGATGTTTCGAGTGGACCTTCAGACCTATGAACTCATTATAATACATGGGATCAAGTAGAACATCTCTATCGAATTGTTCCTTTGCTTCATAATATGATAATTCACCTTTAGTCTTGCATAATCGCAATACTGTTCGAATGAACCTGTCGCCGCCATGAGCTTCGACTAAACCTTTTACTTTTTCATTACTTCCATAGTAATCTTTCCAGTCAGATTCCTTTATTTGTATTCTTTTACGCTTCTTACCTTTGAGAGGTGGCAGTCTACGTTTGGACCATAATGTTTTCTTACCAATGTATTTCTTACCATTAGTTTTATCTTCAATCTCATAAACGAAACCGACCCATAATGAAAGTTCATCATGAGCCGGATTAAATTCTTTATCTTTGTAATACCACATGCATCTATTTATTCCTCATCAAAGTATTCCTCATCGAGGTCAATAGGCGCACCACATAGCGGGCAATGTTCTGGTTCGTCATCTGAATTTAATACTTCTATTACTGTT